GTCGAACTCCGTGCGCCACGGATGACCCAGAAGGTCGTTCGAGAGTTTGAGACGTTAGTGGGATTGAAAAGCCACCTTCGGGACGTGCGAAATGATATGGATATCGCCGAACGTCAACGTGTTTCCCGCCAGCGGGACGCGGACGCCTTGATAGAAGCCGAGAAACGGGTTGAAGCATCAGAAGCTCGGCAAAAGGCAGCCGAAAAGAAGAACGCGGAGGAACAATCTCGGATTCAGGCGCGAATCAAAGAAGAGGCTGAGGCGTTACGTATTGCGCGAGAGGATGGTAACCGGGAGGCAGAACGGAAACATAAAGAATATATGGTGGAACAGGAGAAACGGGAGAAAGAACGCCAGAAAGAATTTGAGAGGAAGCGGAAGGCATTTGAGGCGGATGTTGAGCGGCGTAAAGAACGGGAAGCTGCCATAAAGCAGGCAATCGCGGTCAAGATCGTGGAAGTTCCTCGTATACCGGTGGAAGAAGCCCCCACAGTTTCGGCTATGGATGTGTTAAAACAGGTGCAAAAGGCTGTTTTGGCTCTGACTTCGGCTCTCGAACTTACCCGTAGTATTAAGCAAAATGATCTTTTGCTCTTGAAGAGAATCAAAACGGAAGCTGAAGTGGCTCAGAAGTTAAGTGGTCGGCTAGTTATCAAATTTCAAAAAGCATAGGAGAGTACATGACAAATACGGATTTTATAAACGAGTTGGAGAAGTTTAATGAGGCTCAAGGCCAAAGAATCCAAAATGCTGAGGCGGTGAAAGACACCAGTCCTAAGTTAAAAGATTCTGTGGACCTCCACAATGACCAACTCGCGGCTCGGGTTTCGGCGCTGCCTGAATGGCTTCGGATAGCTCGTGCGGTTGCTATAACGAAATAAAAAGATACCTGAAAAAGGCGGTGTGTATGCCACTATTGAAGCAAGTGCTCCGCGATGCGGAGCGTAAAGGCAGTTTCATCGAGAAACATTCCGAGTTGTACCAGACCGACCCACGCTTCCGACGTATGGTCAATCATACTATATATCTAACATATCTTCAAAAGAACGACTCCATCACGGTTGTGGAGGATTTTTACGGTATGACCGCACAGGGGATATATGACCATGTCGGCCCGGAGGTGGACGATGGCTTTTGACATCGGTCAGCGGGTCACTAGTAGATTCACTGGAGCAGGTATTATTTTGGGGGAGGTCAAAAAAGATGTCGAGGGCGTGTATATTCAAAAAGTTTTGTTCGACAATCCGGCCCTCGGAGAACGGGACTGGGAGATCGGGAAACTGATTTCTCTGGAGGGATGATGTCTAGACGATACTGGAAAGACCTTCGGAAATTAGATCGGGATTCTCCTGAATATTGGGAGGAACTCCTTCGTCGTCAACGACTTACCATGGACGCCGGAAAATCGGCTAACCTTACATATGTGGGGAATTCTATGAATATAGAGGCCATTCAAGAAAAAGTACTCGCGGGAACAGAGGGAGAAAAACCTAGTTTGTAGTAATATGAAAATTTATAGGATTTATTTTTCCTTTGTTTTCTTAAGGTTAGGGGTATTTTCTTTACGAATAACCCCCGAATTTGTCACCTTATAGGAAGAGTAGAATTTTACGGCTGACCGCCGCCCCGCAGAGCATAGATCGAGTCCTTTGTGACTCACCTTTAACTTGTTAGTCTCCGACGAAAGACGGTCATACATCGATAAACGGGATGGAACTCCTCCTCGGTATCTTCGACGGTACCGACCATCCCGAGTTTAGGGCACTCCGTCTCCCGACGTTGAGTGCCCTATCGTTTTTCTGGGGGAGAAATGAAAAAGTTGCTCATCGCGATTCTTACCGCACATCGATATGACTATTACATTGATGACCTCACCGTGGAATACAACAAGACTCGGTGCTTGAACCAATCAGACCGGGTATCTACGATCCGTAACACTTGGGTGAAGGATATTCCGGCGGGTGTAGATTATCGGTTTTTCTATGGAACCAAGTTGCGGTCGAATCTCGTAAAGCCCAACCAGAGACCTTCAACTATTCCGAAAGATGTGTTGCGTCCGCCGCTCGCCGATGAGGTTTATCTTGATTGCGGGGATAACTATACCCACAATCCTGACAAGATGAAAGCGATCTGTAAGTACGCGCTGGATGGTGGGTATGATTATATCTTGCGGGTTGATGACGATACTTTCGTGTATCCCGACAGACTACTAAAGTCCGATTGGGATACGGCAGTTTACTCAGGTTCGGGCAACGGAACATTCCATCCGGGAGGATGTATGTTTCTGAATCGTACCGCCATGGAGTTGATCCTAGCGGCTCGGATTACACATTACGCTGATGACCTATGGATCGGGCAGGTGATGAGTACTAATGGCGTGAAACTTCATGAAATTCCTACCATCCATAATCTCTTCGGTGATGGTTACAACGTGGTGCCTGAGACCCTCCCGATAGAAAAACTCTCGGCTTTCCATTCCTGTAAACCCGAAGCGATGAAATACTTGTACGACCATAAAGGATTCTCTAATGGATGCAACGAATGATGTCATTATCGCGACTGCGTGTAACTATCAATGGTGCATTTTTAAAAATTACGCGGTCTCTCTTGCTCAGTCCGGTTTTCGGGGACGAAAGATTCTTTTTGTTCGGAATATTACTGATGTAGCTCGACAGACGTTGATTAAACTCGGATTCGAGTTGATTGATTATACTCAAGTCGAAGGTAATGTTGTCATCCAACGTTTCAAACTGTTGGTAGATTGGTTGGAAGCGAATCAAGAGAACGTTCGATTTGTGATCCAGAGTGATGTGAAGGACGTAGTGGTCCAGTCTGATCCATCACCGTGGATGGAGAAACAAACAGCTAAGATTTTTGGGGCATCTGAATTTATTCTCTATCGAAATGAATTTTGTAATCCTAAGTGGGTTTACAAACTCTATGGTGACGACGGAAATCGACTTTTGGAAAACCAAGAAGTCGTCTGCGCGGGCACAATCGCGGGAGAAGCTAAGGCGATGTTGAAACTCGCCAAACGGATTTATGAAAGCTCCACGGACCGTTTTGGGGATGACCAAGCAGCATTGAACATGTTGCTGCGAACAGAATTCAAAGATGAAATGATTATCCCCCCGGCGGAATCCGGTTTTATCCTCACCGCAGGGTGGTGGTTGATTGGGGACGTGGAAGGTAATCCAGATAAACCTATCGGTTTGCGCTCGAATCTTAGAAGTACTCCCCCGACGTTGGTCAATGGCGTAGCGTATCCGCAGGGTAGCGAAAGCCCGTTTTGTATTGTTCATCAATACGACCGAGGGAATGCGTGGGCACCTAAGATTTCAGATCATTATCAACTTGGGTTTAATGTCTCCGAAGACCAAAAGCCTTATCGCCCGGAACCCCAACGTAGGTCGGGTCCGTTGAAATATGCAAAGGATGGTCTCACTATTGACTGGTGGGATACACATGTGGCGGGATAATGCGTTACAGTATAATCACACCTACACTGATTCGCCCGACGTTGAAACGTCTTTGCGATTCTATCGATACCCAAACCAATCAAGACTGGGAGCACGTCATAGTAGTTGATTGTCCTGTCACATCACAGAAAAAAGAAATCCTTTTATCTTTAGGAGACGATCCAAGACGAAAAATATTAACGTGTAGAACACGTCATCCCAAAGATTATGGGAATACTGCTCGTCGAGAGGCTTTCGACAGCGCTCGCGGAGAATACATTCTCCAAATTGATGATGATGATTATTATGCCGATTCGGGTGTTTTTGAGACTCTAACTCGGGTCACGGAGACTTGGGCGATCTTCCCTGTGTTGGCTTATGGTGAAATCTGTCATCGAGACCCACCCGGAATAAATTTGACGGGTTCGGCGATGTTTATGTATCGCCGTGACACGGGTTGTAAGTTCCCGGCGAATCGAGATTATTCGGCGGATGGTCAACTCGTGGAAGAGTTGAAACTGAAGTATAAGTATCAATCTTTATCGGACGTGCGCCCGTTAGTGGTTTATGAACAAGCTAACCACGGTATGGAAGAACACGAGATTTTAGCAGCCCAGAAATATGCTGCTACGCATCGGACGAAATACGCGGAAGACGGTCTCACCATTGACTGGTGGGATACACATCGCCGCAGATAGGAAAAAGTTATGGCAGCTATTTTAGAGCCTTCGGGTTCCGGCACATCCGGGGTACAAACCCAAGGAGTTGTAAAGCAATATCAGTTATCCGCTACGGGTTCCAGTGCGTCTACATTGGAGACGATCACTCCATATGACAGCGGTACTATTCTTGGTACCACCCCTCCGGGTAAAGCTGGGCTCAAGTTAGTGAGCGGGGTTGTCCAGCGGGCTTCTCAGATTTTGGCGGATGGCACTGCGGGGGTTGTAGGTAATTCTCTAGTTCCCTCGTATAGTGAAGTCGGCGCGGCTACTACAGATCACGACGGTGTTCCCGTCCCTCCGACTGGTTCGTTAGCGTCGGATGGTTTGTCTCAAGCACCACAGCACGAGTGAGTCATGTACGTTTACTGCATAACAAATAAAGTAAACGGAAAGCGATATATCGGTAAGACAGTTGGGACTCCTGAATATCGTTGGCGAAAACATGTTTCGGCGGCATATCATGACAATAGGGGTTATCCTATCCATCATGCTATTTGTAAATATGGAGCCAACGCCTTTGAAATTCAAGCAATCGCTAGATTCGATTCAAAGGAAATGTTATCCCAAGCAGAAGAGTTTTTGATTGAGTTCTTTGATACATATGCTCCTCGTGGCTATAATGTAATGCGAGGAGGTTTGGGCGGGTCTACTGGTCACAGCGAAGAAACAAGAAAAAAGATTGGTGTTAAAAGTTCTAAAGCAAATCGAGGCACGGGTAATGGTCGGGCGATATTAACCCTTCCGCAAGTTTCCTTTGTACGTTCTTGTCATCCGGGTTTTACTCAATCCGAATTGGCGGAATTATATGGGGTTTGTCCTGCTACGATTGCTCACATTCGTTCAGGTAGAAATTGGAACGAGTAAAGGAGAGTCATGGAATTTATTATTATCGGTTTGGGAGCGTTTGCTGCCGGGTACGGTTTTAGAGGTTTGGTTGGCAGAGAAGTCAAGGCTGCTGGCGCGGAAATCAAGGTGGCGGTTGCAGATTTCAAAGCAGAAGTTGCAAAACTTGTTGCCGATGTGAAAGCAAAACTGTAATCACGAGGAGGAGCAGTGCAGAGCGACAGAACGCTTAAACGTTGGTTCCTCCATATCAACAAGAAATTTTTCTTCGGGGAATTGTCTACGAACGTGATAATTCGGTGGTCAAACCCCGGAGAAGAAAATGACATCGCGTGTACAGAACGGTTGGCGAAAGATAAACGTCATCGCTATCTCATACTTCTGAATCGTGAAAAATGTAAAACCCATTCTCAAAAGTTGAGTGCTCTTGTTCATGAGATGATTCATATTGCTACTGGTTTTCGGGACAACCATGGCCCCCTATTCGCCGAATGGCATGCCCGGTTGACGGAGCGTGGAGTTTTCAAGAAGGGTGCGTTGTTGAAAGGGATTTGCTTATTTTAGGAGGAGCATGCCGAGACGGAGACCAAACAAGGATCGAATAGTTCAAGATTATCTCCAGATCGGCGATGATAAGAAGGTAAACCCGGTGACACGTCTTCGGGCACTTGATCGGGCAGCAATCATGTGTGGGTTTTTGAATATTGCTTTGATTGACCCGAACCCCAAAGGGGGAAGACCTCCAGTCACACCCATTGAACTACCCCCGGAACCTGAAATTGATAAAGCCATAGATGCGGCACTAGACGAATTCAAAAAACAACGGGAGGGGAAACAAAATGGGATATCCACTAGTAACCAAGGAGATGACGCAAGCGTTTGCGAAGGCGTGGAACTTCAACGGAATCAAAATGATTCTGGACAACACGAGCCTCCAGTTTGCGACAGATTGGGCTAATATCGCGCTCAAGTCATATGTAGATGATCTTATTCAGAAAGCTTTGCAGGCTAAGGCGGCAAAGCAACCCGGACAACTTCAAACGAACGCTGTTGCAACTCAAACGGTGCCTCCGTCCGCACCGCAGAAATCCCGAATAGTTCTGACCGATTGAAACCTAAAAATTTAAGGGAAGCTCTTGACAAAATTCAGGACATGTTATTTGAACCCTACGGAGAACAGTTGTGGGATGTTCTTGTTGCTCTACGCGGTCCTGATTCCCGAAACCGAAAAATAAAGAATGCGACGACGGCGGTTATTCGGTCTACGGCATTTCCTAAAAATCCTTGTTTGACTCGCTCTGTTTTTGGTGAAGATACGCCCCAATCCGCAGACCGTAGGCGACAGATGTTTCTCAAGAAAGAGGATTTCAATCACTTCCGAGAACATGTTCACGACGCCTTTGTTGCGTTGAATTTGAAACTTCGGGAGGATAACAGTGGAAGAAATCATTAAAGGATTATGGGTCGGCGGGGACAAAGATGTTCCCAAGGCGAAAGAGCGGGGATTTTCCCGCTTGACTTGTGCGAAGGATGGCCCCGATGGTCATCGAGCGATGTTGAAATATACTACTATGGGAGCGCCAAAAGGTCCCGAATATCTTTTTGCCCAACGTGGTCATTGGGCTGCCATGAACTGTTTGGATATCGACGATCCTTTGATGATTCCCGACGAAATGATTTTGGATGGTCTCCGATTTATTCATCAACAGAGAACCCAAAATCATGAGGTATTGGTTCACTGTAACGCAGGTCATTCCCGAGGGCCTTCAACCGCCCTTCTTTATCTCAGGTCTATCGGGGAGATGCCGGGTGGAGCAGGTGCATCAATGCGGAAATATAAGACATTGTATCCTCCTTTTGACCCCGGCGTTGGGATGAAAGCTAAAATTCGAGAGTTGTGGGACGTTGTGCCAACTCTCTTTAAGGAGACAAAATGAAACCTAAGTTAGGGACTGGTGCAAGATTCAAGAAATTGCAAGGCAAGCTCGGTCGAAAAGGTGTGAAGAATACCGGGGCTTTGGCGGCTTGGATCGGTCGTAAAAAATGGGGAACAGGAAAAATGGCTAAGATGTCCGCCGCAGGTCGTAAGAGGGGCTAAGTATGCCTTTTGAATCACAAGCTCAAGAAGGATATCTTCACGAGCATCCGGAGATTCTTGGTAAAGAAAAATTGGCGGAATTTGATGCCGCCACTAAGGGCAAACATTTGCCCGTACATGTTCCGAAGTATCACACAGGTGTTGATGTAGTGCCCCGAACGGGACTTGCTCATCTACAAAAAGGGGAAGCTGTTATTCCCAAAAAGGACAATCCAATGGTTAACCCCTATGCGGGAATTACGAAGGGCGATAAAAAGCCTAAGAAAGAAATACGGGAAATTTCGACTACTAAGTCGCATGACGGAAAGATGATTCATGTTCACAAACATCATCATCCCGAGCATCACCCAGATGAAACCCACGTCTCTAATGATATGGGTGATTTGCATTCTCATATGGAAGACCATATGGGTACTCCATCTCCGGATGCAGCCACCGGCGCTAATGCCCCGGCTCCTATGACGGCGGCTCCGTCTCCTATGCCTGAAGCAGCCCCCGCTGCTGGCGCTGGTCCTGCTGTAGGTATGTAAGGAATTCATGCCCGATATTAAAACCGCAGTAAGTAATGCAATGAACAAAATGACGAACGCCTATCAATCGGGCGATGATGAAACTTCAAGCGTTGCTGCGGGCTTGCGGGAGAACGCTAAGAATGCCGAAGCGGTTCGCCCAAAACTATCCGCACCGGCTCCCAAGCCTACTGTGTCTCCAGCGGATAAAGTAAACCCCAATTCCCGATACGGGGATAAACCCGGTGAGAAGCGTATGGATGTGAAGGACGCGCTCAAACCTCTCGGGTCGTTTGCGAAGGGGACGCCATCGGTTCCTAAAACGGGCATATATAAGATACATGAGGGTGAGCAAATCGTTCCCGCAACGAATGATTCTTCTTTGGAAGAAGCCTATCGTGGTGTGTATCTAAGTCACAAGTTGGGTTTTTCCAAAGATGGAACCCCTATGACAGGTTTCGTGACGTTGGCTGAAAACAAACCTCCGAGAGAGTGTGGGAATTGTAAATGGTTTACCGGGCCCGGTTCATGCACTCATGGCTTGGTTAAGATGGACCCCCGAGTACCGAAAAACCCCGACGGTACCGGGAGGGTAGATTCTAAAGAGTGTTGCGACAACATGCAAAATCGGTAGGAGGGTGTCGTGAAGCTCGATCAATTGGCGGTATTGTGTGAGAAGCACAAATGGGACAAGAATTATCAACACCGAGATAAGACGTGGGAAGAGATTGATTCCAAAGCGGGCATTAGTTTTCTACGACTTCCCAAGGAGCAACAACAGAAGGTTTTGGCGGTGTGTAAGAAGTACGATCTGGTCGATCTTAATTTGATTGCTCGCTATCGGTTCATGGCTCAGACGAATTTGTTTTTCCTTTGCAAGTTGTTGGAGAAGTATAAAGATACTTCGGACAAGGAGTATGTATGGACGGATGGGACGGTCCACAATACTCACGAGGAAATTTGTAACGAATTCTTTGTGAGAAAAGACCCTACGATTGCTACATTTAAAGAATTTGCGAATACCTACGAAGACAAGAAAGAACGTTTGTTGCTGGTTCCCCGAGGCGGATTTAAGTCCTCTATGGATATGGCGGATTGTGTTCAGTGGATTATCTGTTGGTCGGAATCCACTATTCTGGTTTTGACGGGTGTTCTTGATTTGGCTAAAGATTTTGTCGGCGAGATCAAGGGTCACTTTGAGTTGGAAGACGGGGACGCGAAGTTTGCTGACCTGTTTCACCCCAAGAAGGCATATCGTCCAAAAACTACCCCGGATGGAAGTCCGTCCATGTTTCAGGTTTTGTTCCCGGAACATTGTGTTCCTAAAGAGGATGGGCAAGCACACGAATACTGGACTCCCGCGTGTAATATGCCGGACAAAGAGCCCACGGTATTCGCCGGATCAATCGAACAGTCGTTGACCGGATGGCACGTCGGGATTCTGAAGCTCGATGACGTGGTGACGAACGAGAACTCCCAGACAGTGGATCGTTTGAAGAACGTCAATAAACAGGTCAGTATCAACCAAGCTATGTTGCACCCTTATGGGTTTTACGACAAGATTGGGACGTGGTATGACAGTGAGGACGTGTACGGACACGACATCAAGAACGAAAAGAAATTTCTCGAAGACGGCGAAACGGCTCCGATGAAAATTTATATTCGTCCGTGTTGGTGGCCTACGGCGGCGGCTGTGTTGGCGGGTAAAATTGAAGAGGAGATGACAGAAACGGATTACGTACTGTGGTTCAATGAACCCGGTCAACTGACATATAAGTTTCTTCGGAATAAGAAGAAAACCGACCCGTGGTTTGCCATTAAGTATTTGAACGACCCGACGCAACTTCACGTCGTAAAGTTCCCAAGAGAACTTTTGATTCGTCGCACTATTAATGCAAACGACCTGCCAGATAGTGGAATGATCGTCACTACCGTGGATACTGCCTATTCGACCAAGCAGTGGGCGGATTACACCGTCATTATAACAGCCTTGATTTATGGTGGTCGGTTTTATGTCATCGACATGAAGCGTGGCCGCTATAACGAGTATGAATTGCCCGCTATGATTGCGGCGACTGCTCTGAATTGGAAACCGAAGAGAATCTGTATAGAAGAATCCGTTGGGGTCAAGTGGATGGGTCGCGAGTGTTATCGGGAAATGGATAAACTTAAAATTCGCGTTCCTATTGAATTTGTATCCCTCGGACTCGGGAATAAAGCGAATTCTAAGGCGATGAAGGCTAAACCGGTATTGCGGTATCTTGGGGATGATCGTTTGCGGTTTGTGAATTCATGCCCCGGCCTCGAAGAACTTTACGAGGAATTGTCTAAATTCGGGACTGCTGCGAGTACTCATGATGATATCGTGGACGCTTTAGCGATTTTGATTAATCAGTTTTCGAGTTATGCAGACATTGAGGGGAAGATGGCAGCGCAAAGCTCTGGTTTTGCGATTAACCCCGGCTCGAAGCATTTTCATGAAGTCGTGTTCGGGAATGGAAAACCAAATACATCTTCGGGAAAGTTTAACCCCGCAACCAATTCATATGAATTGAATAATGCTGGGTTGGAGTTTCCGGATACATCCATGAGCGAACTCGCAGATAACATGGCGAAGGATAATTCTTTTCAAGACCCCTTAGCGGATTTGATGGGATGAAAGGTACGTGATGGCAGAAGAAACTTTATTAGGTGTTGACGATGCTACCCCTCCCTCCGACGGAAATCCGAATGCCGTTCTCACGATGGCAGATTTTACTAAGGACGGGGATACCGAGAAGGTTTCCACTGATTTGGCACTTGTGGTGGGTTCTGCATCTCAAGCAAAGGCGTATATTCAAAATCGTCAGTGGGCATTACTGTGGCGTGACGCAGACCTTCTGTATCAATCGCCTCGCCCAATGACCGTGTACGAAAACACCTATGTTCTGGAGCCTAATGTTCAGCGGTTCACAGTTGCGAAGGTTTGTAATGCGGTCGTTCCCCAGTTGTATAAGGGTTTGTTTTATGACGACCCACCGATGTTGTTGCGTCCGCGTCCGGGTACTTCCCAAGATGTGGTGGACGCAAAGACGGCAATTTTTTCCTTCATCTTAGACCAGTGTGATTTCAAAACAAACACAAAAAATGGTTTGGAACAGATGGCGCATTTGGGTACTGGGATTTTCAAGTGGGGGTATGATTGGAAGGAGATTACTACCTACAAGAGAAAAGCCACCGTTCGGCATATAGACGCGGGTGATCCGAAGGGTGCTAATACTTCGACTTCTCTCGTGACGGATGAAGCGCCTGAGATTACTACAACTACTAAGGTGATTCCGCTTCCATATTTTGATTGGCGTCCCATTGACAAAGTTTTGGTTGATTCGCAGTTAGCCATTGGTGACATTAGTAAAGCTATGTGGGCTATTGATGTTCGATACCTCGATTGGTATCAACTCAATGATCTTCGTAAGGCGATTGCCGGGGCGGATGTGAATGGGGATGAGGGACAGGAAATTTCGGGATATCGTTTTCCATCTCTTGCCCAGATGAATGCAATTTGGAATACTCCCATTAAAGCGGAAACACTGGAAACCACGCAGGCGACCTATATCGAGGGTGTTGTTCATCATGCGGAAAAACCAAATGTGAAGAACAGTCCGGACCCTCACAGAACTAAATTAGAAGTTTTGGAATACTGGGATAAGGAACGAAGAATTATTGTTTTAAATCAAAAGTGGGTTCTGTATTCGGGTGATAATGAATTTAAGAGGTTGCCCTTTCTGTCATCGAATTGGTGGAATCGTCCGAATGCCTTTTATGGTATGGGATTAGGACTCATTGTCGGTCAAAATCAACGTGTCGATCAAGGGACGATTAACGCTATTCTTAAGATTTTGTCTTTTGGTGTGAATCCAATTTACCTCCGGGATCGTAACGATAATGCTCCGACCCAGATGCTCCGTACTACGCTCGGTAAAATAATGTCGGTGACCGATACAGAAAAATCGTATCGGATGTTGGAAACCCCCAAGGTTCCGAATGATATTTGGTCGGCTCTCAAAGAGAGTGAGACTGCGACTGAGTCGTCATCTGGTGCAGATCAAATGCTTGTTCAGGGAAGTTCAGCTGGTCCTCGATCTTCAATGGGGCGTACCGCAGGCGGTGCTAACATCCTCGCGGGCGCGAGTGCAACTCGGCTCGATGGTCCGCTGGATAATTTCATTGAGCAAGTATTTAAACCGTTTTTGTCCATCATTGACATGCTGGTATTTAAGGTCATGTCAGATGCGGCGATTATTCATATTCTTGGTCAAGAGATGGGGGATGACTTTACCCAGAAATTGAATCTTCAAGAATTTCATGATGCTCAAATTGAATATGAGGTCCTCGCCGGGGCGTCGTTAGCCGCGAAACGAACCATGGCACAATCCATGGTGATGCTCACGCAGATTCTTGACAATCCGCAGATTCAACAGAGTCTCGCGGATATCAACGAGGAATTCATCGATTTTAAACCTATTGTGACGATGTGGCTTGAAGCTAGCGAATGGAAGAATAAGAACGACATCATCAAGAAGATGACGCCGGAGATGATTCAGAAGCGTAACGCTAACAGCAAAGCTGCGATGATGCAACAACAGATTGCGGCGAAACAAGCAGGCGATCAACAAAAATTCCAGCAAAAACAACAGTTGGAAGATCAAGCATCAGATGACCGAATCAAGCGTGATATCACCCGCGAGGCCGCGAAAGCGAGCGGTATGAGCGAAGCGGTTGAGGGTGTTCCGAATCCCGGTGGGATTGAGGGACAGTTACCTACGGTCGAATAGTTGGGTCTGTTGCGATGCAGACGTACCGCTGAGTCGCGGGAAGCCAGCCCTAGCGAACGAGATGTCTAGGGAACACTCACTAAATTTGGAGGAGATATGTTAGACCCAAATAGCGATTCCATTAAAGGTGTCGAGTTCGATTTTGTATTAAGTGACCATGATCGTGCCGTATTAGTTAGTGCGGTTCGACAGGAGTGGTTTGACATTTTGCAGAGGTTGATGGAGCAGGAAATTCGATTGATGAATATTCGGTTACTCAATACTCCAAATTCAGATCACGCTGCTCTTATTGGTAATCATGCTACCGCGCAAGCGGCGGCAGCTTTTTATAAGGGTTTGATGCAACGGTTGGCTACAGCGTTAGAGATCGAAGTTTTCAATTCTAATACTGTCGGGACTATGGAAAATCCCGAGGTCCCGCCGTATTCTGAAGAGATGAGTTAAATAGGAGGAGTCTATGAGTTTTACCCCGAATGAACCCGTTCTTGAAACGGTAGAAACCGAAGTACCCCAACTTCCTGAACTCCGGTATGAATATCAACCGCAGGATAAGCAGGGTCGTCCGATTGGTGGTAAACAGGTCATCGTGTACCGTACTGAGGACGAATTGCGCCAGAAGTTGGTAAATCAAAATGTTGAACTCGTTCAGAAATTGCGTGAAGTGACCCGCAATAATCGGTTGGGTATTAGCCCAAGAGAAGATATCCCGGCTAATGCTGAACGGCTGAGTGATGATTTTGTGAATTTCAAAGAGCGTGTACTGTCCCCGGAAGAGCGTTTTGAGATTTCTCAACAGATTGCCGACCCGGAACATTTTGATAGTGCTCGTGATCGACTCCTTGAGTCGGCAATAGGGGTTCCTCCTGCGAAGTTGCGCGAGGTATTGAATCAACAACAGATTTTTGTATTACAAGCACGAGCTACCGAGAATTATGGTGACTTCGTGACGCACACTCCTGATTATTTTGATTGTGCGGATAATCGTTCAACTCTGACGGACTGGATGTTCAAGAACAAGCTGGCTCCTACCGTCGATAATTTTGTAACAGCTAGTTCAACGCTTCGCCAAGCCGGATTGCTTGTTGAAGCGCCTGCCGTGCAGCAGGCTACCACTCCTGAACCTGTTCAGGACCCCGTGGTGACGGAGCAGAAATCGCAGTCTCCCGTTGAGTCTGAAAGTCGGATTACTTCCCCGACTCAACCGCAAACAAAGCGACCAAGTCATGTACCTTCCGGATTGAATGACCGTGTGTCTTCATCCAACGGCCAGCCCAAGGCTAGCGGTGAAGGAAATTCTATGACTTTGGTTGACATTAACCGTCTTACTTCTGATGAGTACCGGGCAAAAATGCAAGACCCGGCATTTCGTCAACTCGTTGACAAACTCGAATCCGAGGCTGCTCAACGTCGTAAGGAATTAATCGCGGCTAATCGTCGTTTCTAGGATTAACCCAATATGAGTTTTTCTCCCTCAGGTAACCAGCTTTCTAACCTGCCTCAGTCCACGGTAAAGTACTACGATTGGCGATAAGCGACTTTTTGTCGTAGTCAAAAACCCACTCTAATTGGCTTGAACCCTGTAACGGGAATAAGGCGGAAGTGAAACTTGACAAAAGTTTTACACCGTGAGAGACTAAATGAGAGGGCACCACATGCAAACTTCGGAACAAAGAAAATCTTGGCTTCAACTTAACCGTGCCAAGATGAATGAGTATCAAAAACGATATCGAGAAAAGCCTGAATACAAGCAGGCTGAATTGAATCGTCATTTGCTCCGAAAGTATAACATGACAATCGAGGGTAAGCAGAAGTTATGGGATGACCAAAACGGTCTTTGTGCCGTATGTCATCAAATTCTTCCGAATATCTTCAATCGAGATTGCCAAATCGAGCATAATCACGAAACCAACAAAGTTCGTGGTTTGGCACATTGGTATTGCAATATTATGGTAGGGGTGATGGAAAATCATCTGATTCTACTGACGGATATTGTAGAGTATCTCAAAAAGGTGATGTGATAGTCCGAGCATACGGAAACCAAAACCGTATGAGATTAGCAGAAATGCCTAATCCGTTGAGACTTCCAACGTAACAAGTTCTGAAAAAGTTCCGTGAGAACCTGAAGTCGCAGACTCCGTTCGTTCGTTGTGCAGAGCGTCTTGACCTGCCGATGAAGTCCGGTAACCAGTACGAGCTTTTCATGTACGTTCCGCTGGCCGCAAATACCGTCCAGACTACGGAAGGTACCGTGGGCAGTTCTCTGTCTATCAACGTTCTTACGACCACGGCCACAATCGGTGAGTACGCTGACTATGCAAACTTCTCCTCGCTGTCTCTGGCTACTGCCATTGACCAGACCGTTGAGAATGTTGCGAAGGAAATGTCGTATCGTCTGGGCGAATCCCTGTCTGCCCTTGTGCGTGCAACCGCTGATGGTGCATCTTCCATCGACGCTAGCGTGCTGGTGCAGTTGGCCGCTTCTAGCACCTCCTCGTTCACGGCTTTGAGCTTGTCTCAAATTCGTAACAGCGTTCAGTCGCTGGCGGGTCGCGCTGTGAAGCCCTTCGACAACGCTTCCAAGGCGTTTGCCGGAGTTATCCATCCGTTCGCTTTGGGTGATGTCCTTGCTGACAACAGCAATGATTCCCCCATCGACATCTTGAAGCATACTGTCGCAGGACAGCAAAAGATGGACGAACTGGTGAGTGTTGATCTTGAGGAAATGATTGAAATCCCGTCTACGGGTGTGCATTTCTTCCAGACAAACCTCGTGACTAAGACCTCGAATTACAAAGGCGTCACGGGTCTGACCGCACTTCGCACTTATATCTTCGGACGTGACGGCATCTTCGCCATTAATCTTGGCGCACAGGGTGACGTTAATTACGGTGATGGCGATTGGCAGAACATCAAATGCAACGTCGTACAGAACGCAGAGCCGACGGTTGCTGACCCCGAAGGTTTGATTCCGGGGTGGACTTCTTATCGAATCCACTTCACAACCTCTCTGGGACCGGATACGACCATTCGTATGCGGCAGATTGATGCGGCAAGCGCGATTAGCTAAACGAACTATGGCGGCGGGACTCAGTCTGTAAGTCCGCCAAGTTTTTGCATGCAGACGTTAGTACTGCATGTCAGATAGGAAGATTACGATGGCAGGAAATCCAAATCCGCAGCATACCCCGACCGATGGTCTGGGCGTAGCTGCATATGTACAACTGTCTGGTGGAACCGGAGCATCTGCTCTGTCCAACCCCAGCGGTGGGACTTTGACTCATCCCGGCTCTAATGGGGCAAACGGTCAGGGTATCGGCGCAACAGCAGGTTCGACGTTCCCCGTCGCTCAGTATGCTATTACGCTGAGTCTCTCGGCTACCGGCACCTATGAGACGGTCGCGGTTTTGACTGCGGCTCTAGTCGATGCGAAGGATAACTCGTATTCCGAAGTAGGGAATTTTGTTGCGAAGTCTTACAACAACCCTTCGTCCGGAAGTCCCTCGTGGTATCGTCCGAGCGCATACGCTGGCTATAGTGCCGATGTGGCGTCGGTTGTGGCATCAAGCACTAATGATGCGACGATTACCATTACGGCGCTGGCTCTGGGTCATGCAGTGATTGAAGTCGAGTTTCCGACGTTCGATAATACGGAAACCGGCACAGACGGTGTTACTGAACCGGGTATTGGCGATATGATCTATTGTCAAGTCCTAGTGACGGTAATTCCTTAGTTTTTCAAAGGGTCACCTCTCGAAGGGGGTGACCTCTTTTTTATAGGAGGAGTCATGTTGGAGGAGACAGTAGACCCAAAGTTTTTGATTGAATCGTTGGTCGAAGCAAATGAGACGCTTCAAGAGGAAGTGACTCACCTGCGGGATACTAATCGGCTTTTACGGAATGTGAATGGCGCTCAACGCCGAGCGCTGGAAAGCCAGCGCCGTCAACTAGAGTTAGCGGCATTCAATGACAACATGTTTAAAGAATTTTGTGCAGTGGAGATTGGTGCAACTGTTGCATCCCCGGACGAAGGTGGATTACCCAAGCCTAGGTATGTAGTGGAACCGTTGATTGCAAGCGACGGCGAAGCGTCAGCACCGAGTACGCCTCATGAACGTACTACGGACTAATACATCACCAAAGGAAACTCACAGACGTGGTCGGCTCCTCACTAGGGGCAGAGGCATCTAAACTTAGGAGGAGTCAAACCATGTTGAAGTGGCGATGGCGTTGTTTGAAAATCGAAATAAAGAAATTTCTTTCTAGTAGTCGTGAAGTGTTAACAGCACGAAGACAACCGTCCTGTAATTTTGGATACCTCTTAATTGAGGTAGAAAAAGGGGTGTTTCGTAGGAATATTCGTTCAAATGCCTGCGTTTCCGATATTCTTATGCTGCAAGAAAAATATCCTAATATACGAGCGAAAGATTGGAACGCTTGTCGAGATGCTTGGGAGTGTGGTGTCGAATGGGCTCTGCGGACGCCTGATGCTGTTTTATCCCCGAAAATTTTGGAGAAATCATACGATGCCATCAAATGAAGAGTATATGGAGCGGTGGGAAAATTCCGCACCAACTCCTGTCGCCACTGATATGACGCCAGAAGAAATTGCAAAAGCACAAGGGACTAGAAAGTCCGAAGATGCGCCGTGGGAGACTTACGATAAGGGTTTTGATACCGACGACCCTGCATTACTAGAAGCTATTGCGGATTATGCACAGAATGTCAGTGATGCCGAGGCGTCGAGTCAAACTAAAGAAGAATTTGCTCGTCTGAAAGAGAGCGCGGATCATCAAGCGCGGGAATATCAGTGGGTCACTCCCGAAGAATACGCCCGAGAGGGTGATCGAATCGGTCGCATCATGCACTCTGACGTGTTTATTAAAAAGCTCCGGGATGCGGGGGTTAAATGCTGGTATCGAATCCATCCCCAGCGTGGCAAGGTAACGTTAATTGTTCAACGTGGTGAATTGCCGCCAGAGGTTGGGTGTTGGTGTCAGTTTGGGTTTGCCCCGGAATTATCGGTCATGCGATTTGATGACCACGGTGTTCCGACGGTAGAGAAGTATCGTGGATGGCGCACATGTTTGCTTCAATTGATTTTGAAGAGCGTCATTTCGCAAACGAAGGCAGAAGAGGTTTTTGGGAAAACCCCGACAACCCCGGCCTTCCATCGGTACAATCGCACTCTTCAGTGTTTTCGTACCGCAGGTGGTAGATTAGAAGACTAAGGAGGAGTTATGAGTGAGGAAAAAAACGTCCAGACACAGGACGAACAGATTAAGCAGTTGGAACTGGAAGCAAAGCGTCTTGAAGTTCAGTTGAAGAAACAGCAGTTGGAAGCTTCTGTTTTGGAACAGGAAGAACGCAAGTATCACATTCAGGATTTGAAAGCACGGCTCGCCGAACGGGACCACTTAGAGAAGCAACTGAAGGAAGACCGAGCCCAGCAAGGTCGAGTTTTCGCGCAGGATGATGAACAAGATGCTTATCGATGGGCGCATTGTACCCATCGCAAGGGCGGGGTCGTATCCCCTCGGGATATGCGTGTTCTTAGTGTTGGTGGTAATAAAGAACAGTTTGCTGTGCTCAAACACCAGATGATTAATGGTGATATCTGGGTTCGTTGTTTGCGTTGTGGTCGTACTTGGAATCCTCCCGTTCCTGTCAACTTCTTCTTTGACGAAGACGGTAAGAACGTGGCTCCTAAAGACGGGGTGTTCAACCGGGCGAGATTTGAGAAGGCCCAGCTTGAGTATATGGAGGCCGTGGATTTGAATACCAACAATTCCATGTCTACCTCAGTTCAATGCCGTTTTACTCGTAAAGAGAAGAATGGTCAGACTGTGGATGCCGCCGATATTTACCGGGAGCGCATCTCATCGTCTAACCTGCGGTAATAGAGATAACCGTGGCGACTCCGGGGCTGGCCTGTTAAGCAGGAATGAGTCGCACTTTGAGGAGTAGGGAGAAAATATGGGTAACTCATCGTATACGCTTCAAAATCTCGTGGATATAGCTAGGGCCATGGGTGATATTTCCCCGACCCTGCCGACGGGTGGTTCTTACGAGATTACAGCGTGTGCTGCCGCTAACGATACGATGACGGGCATGCTCGCGGGTAGTTCGCGGGGTTCACCGTTCAATTTCAAATTTAACCGAATTCTCATCCCTCCTTTTTTCATCAATAGTTGGCAACAGGATTATGCTTCTGCGGTTGTCAATCTTGGATGGTTAGAGAGTTGCGGTGCATATAACACTAGTTCCACGCAGTATCCCAAACCTTTCCGCCCGGTTGAAGTAAAGCGTGATGTTCTGCTTACTAATGCTCAGACCGGAAATATGGCTAAGATTAGCTGGATGGAGAATGATACTTTGACGTTTGGAGTCTGGGGGCAATCTCAGATCACCTCGTTGAGCGGATTACAAAACCCCGGTCCCGGAGTCGTCTATACGAATCCCCTAGGTGCGACATCTCTTCCCATTAATCCCATCACGCAAGTTGCAGATGCTTTTGGCAACCTGTGGATTGTTACCGGATATGGGACGTGTGGAAACACAAATCCATTTGTCACAAATCTTAATCCCATTTTTCCTGATATTAACAATCCTACGACCGTGGCGACTACTGCGACTGACGGTTCGGTGACTTGGACTGCGGTTAATCCGAAGGGACAAGGTTTTCGATTGAATCCCATGCCGTCGCAAACAGGTCCGGTGTGGCAAATTGCACCAATCGGCCAGATGAAAGTTGCTAAGTTCACATCCCTCGGACAATATCTTGAGCCGATCCCAGATGATTATTTTACCTATTTCCAGAATGGATTTTTTGCACAGTGTTATCGCCGGTCCCCGGACATGAAGGTTCGTGGAAAGTTTAAGGACGAGTGGGCGATGTGGATGAAATCCCTTGACGAAGCAGTGAGTCAGGGTAGTAGAGAACAAGATGATTGGGGTTTTGTGCCATCGAGTCCGGGAGTAATGGATACCGGATGGGGTCTCGTTACTGGGATTTCTCCTGCCTATCCCTACGGTCCATGGATTTAATCGGAGAATTATGTTGAAGTTTCTGCGGAAAACGTATTTGTATGTATTGGCTCTTCCCTTGTTGTTCATTCTTTTGGGAGCAGTCTCGAATCAATTGGTTTTAGTGGCTAACCATGATCGTTTTCCCGTTATGGTCAATTCAGTGAAATTAGCTGGGTTCACCGACGGGCACGGGACGACGGATATGCTTGATTCCGTTCATTGTGTCATGACGCCGCAAACTCATCTTAATTTCTTGGCGGATATTTTTGATATCCGTGGAGAAGGGATCGAAAGTATCGGAGATTTGGCTATCGATCTAGGTTTGTGGGGTTGGACATTTGCGCCTTTCATATGGGGCAGTTTAGTTATCCGCAAACTGGTCGAATAAGGAATCTATGCCTCTTTCAACTCGAACGATTCAAGACAGCATTAACTTCACCCGACGGTTGGATTTTAACCGCAACCCAGTAATCGGAAATTCCTTGGAACCTGCGCTTACCTCGGCGACTTTGGTCATGCAAGCTATTCTCAGTCCTCCCTTTGAGTGGTGGTGGAATAATTTGGAATTGGTGTTCACGTGTAACCCGACTCCGAACCAAGCGACATCGAGTGCGGTTTCTATTTCGGGCGGTGTTCTCACCGTGACAGCAACAAATACATTTGCACCCGGAAATCTTTTACTAGGAAAAGGGTTGGCTACCCTGACCGGATTGAATGGTCTTCTTATTGAGGTGGAAACGTCCTCGGGTTCTCAATTCACCGCGAATGTATCACTTCCGAATGGAACCGATACTGTAGGAACGTGGACTAATATTACGACCCAAGATTATACTGTAGCCGTTCCATCTTTTTCACATATTGAACACGCTAGTGTTCTTGATCTCACCTCGACAGGTACGCCTCTTAAATGGTGGGAATTAACAATCAAAAATCAATTGGCTTTAGAGACGAGCGCCAATCGTCCGGAATTCCTTTCGCCGCATACCGAAGATGGGCAGGGGAATACGACGTTCCGGTTGAGTTCGGCTCCGGATAAGCCTTATCCGGTGAGCGTTCATGTTCAACTAGCGGCTCCGACGATTACAAGCATTAATCAAACTTGGGCTCCTTTACCTGATTTCATGCAGTATGTATATGACTGGGGTTTTCTGGCTCTCATGTGGCATTTTGCGGATGATCCTCGTGCTGCGTATGCGAATAATCAATTCAAGGCGGCTCTGCTTGCTAGAGCGGAAGGTTTGACAGAAGAGCAGAAGAATATTTTTCTGAATAACTGGCAGGCGTTACAAGACGGCTATATGATGAAGATGCAACAAGGTATCGCCGCGAGGGGACAATGAAAGTCTACGTAATGACCAACCGCATTAATGATAAAAAATATGTTGGTCAAACACGTCAAGACTTGAAGTATTATTTATGCAGTCAAAAGACAAAGGCTTTGCATAGTAATGGAAAACCTAAACTATACGCGGCTATCCGAAAATACGGAATTGAAAATTTTTCTATCGAATCGCTTATCGACTGTGACTCTCAGGAAGATTTGAATTTCGTAGAGATGCTATTCATCGCCGCAATGAAGACGCAAACTGTTGGATATAATCTCGCTGATGGCGGCGGGGGGCGTTCCGGGATGGTGCCTTGGAATAAAGGAAAATGCTGCCCTAGTCTTGTAACCAGCATGCGGGGAAATACAAACGGACGCCATAATAAAGGCCGTAGTATTACTTGGGGAGCTAAAATTAGAGCGACGATGAAAGCTCGACGAATTTCGCCGTCTCTGAGTGCCCAGAAACTAGGCGGCAAAGCTCGACATGCCGCTGCGGGGGGCCGGTGATGTCGATTCAGACGTATTTTTTCACTTTCCAAACAGCCGACGGAAATCCTCTGGCTAATGGAAAATTAGTGGCGCTTCTCTATCTTGACGGTACTTCTGGGGTTTCTCAAATTGCTGCGACTAAGTCTGTGTCATCCGGGTTAGATGAGAATGGAAACGTTGCCATTGATTTGTGGCCGAACGATCAATTGACCCCAGAAACGTTTTATGTTCTGCAAGCCTATTCATCCCTCGGGTTGTTAGTATGGCAGGGTCAATTTACCGCGACTACCCCTTCAGGGGACTTTGTGTTGCAAGAAAATGGTAGTGTGATTCTTTTAGAGAATAATCAGGGTGCGATTTTGTTGGAGACTTAATATGGCAAGTTTGAAAATTTCCCAGATGTCATCGGGTAACCCCGCGCAGAGTAATGATCTTCTTGTCATAGACCGTGGCGGTTCTAATTTTTCAGTGACCGCTGCGAGTATAGCGGCTCTTGGTCTTTCCTTTGTTAGTTTTTTGAAGTCACACGGATGGGTGTTTGGTGGTGACCAGAGCGGAAGTATTAGTCTTTCTAAATTTGGGTGTCAAGTCGGTGCTAGCGGATTTGTGGGGGCTTCTGGTCAAGTTTCTGCGATTGAAGCTACCGCTACAAATCCTCCTCTTCTGCAATATAAATCTTCTTTGCCCTCATCGGGAAGTATAGCGGGTGCGGTTGATAACGCTACATCTAACGCGGGAACAGACATAGCCACTGGAATTACGCTTGGTACGTTGTCACAAGGTTGTTACCGGGTTATGTTGTCTCCATCATTCCCTGTCCAACGAGCTTGGATTGGGATGGGAGAGGCAACCTGTATTTCATCGAGCGGTGTAGCGATGAAAAGTGATGCCCCCGCTAAGAATGTAGTGGCTTTTCGATACTCACCTGCGGGTGCTAGTGATACGACATGGAAAGCCATATGTCAAACCGATGCTACCCATCAGACTATCGTTGATACTTTGATTATCCCGGATACAAATCTTCATACTTTTCAGATTCTTTCCGTAGGAGGAGGTACCTCGATTCAGTTTTGGATTGATGGAGTTTTGGTTGCAACGGTGTCGTCCAACATCCCGGTTAACAGTCTTCGGTTAGCGAATCTCGTGTTTCAAGATAATCAAACGAACACCTCGGCTGCGACAGCAATTTTGGTGTCGAGTATGGGTTGGCTTGATAATTAAGGGAAAATATGACAGCAACTAAGACCCAGCTTACCGGAGGCAATTTTCAGGATGCCGAGGGGAATATCCTCGCCAACGGCTATTTGAAAATGAAACTCTCGCAGGATGGCACCGTGACAGGTGTCGCCAACGTCGTCTCGGGTGTCGAGATCACGATTCAACTCGATTCCGATGGGAATGTCGCGTCGTCGGCTTCGACGCCAACGGCAGCAGACCAGTACGTCTGGGGGAATGACAATCTCCTCCCGGTGAACACTTACTACCGCGTGACCGGGTATACCGTTGAAGGTCAGCCCGCATGGGGACCGAACAATCAACAGGTTGAAGGTTCTTCTCCGTTTGATGTCGGAACGTGGATTCCGAATCAAGTCATCTCATGGGTTCCACCCGTCCAGATTCCGACACTAGAAGTGAATGGAACCCCGAACGTAAATCAGAAACTTCTCAATTTGGAATCGCTAGATTCCTCAGCAATAATTACCGATGAAGGTAATGGTTCTGTCAATATAGAGATTCCGTCCACAGCGGTTCCTATCTACGAGTCCTTCCAGAATGTGCATGGGTTTTCTTGCGCCGCTGGGACGAGTTTGGAAGGGGGGAATGGTCTTGGTATGGTTCCTACAACCGGATCGTCTGTGCAGCAGGGTGGACCGACTGCGACGGAGGGTGCTACATACCAGTTAGCCGCGTCGAGTGGGATTTATCTCACCGATGCCCACGACGGTATTTCCGTCGGGAGTCTGAATGCTTTCTGGACACGATTTGGGTTACAGAGAACGACGCTCACCCGAAGCTGGGTCTGCATTGCACCTCAATCGAGCGTAGCGGGTGGCGGGCTCTCTTCGGATACGCCGTCTTTTGCCGTGGTTGGTTTCCGATTCTCGCCAACGAATGCAGGTGATACGACGTGGATGTTTTACGCATCTCCAGATGGCAGCAGTGTGACCGTTGGCAGTACCGGCGTCGTTCCGGATACCGACTTGCACGATTTTCGGATTGTTCAGAGTTCCGCAGGCGTCTTTGATTTTTACATAGATGGTACGAAAGTCGGAACTGTTTCAACCCATATTCCCGTTGCGAGCACTGCGGTCTCGACTTCGTATTGGACAGAACCAACTGATGGTAGTTCGACCAATTTTCAAGTGGGCTATGGCTGGTGGGTTAATAATTTCTAAAGGACAGTATGTCTCAAATTCAGGCAAATGGTGGTCAACCACAAAAACCCCCGAAGTACGCTAATATCTATTCCGGTCGGTTTTTCAATGGTATAAATACAAACCGGTCACCCCTACGTGCCGCAAGTGCGAGTCATATTTCTGAAAAGTTTTATTCGGATACATCCGGGGATGCACTCATAGCTGGGTCAAACATTGAAGTCTCGAATCGTTTGACTTTGGTTCGTCGTCCCGGAAACCCACTGTACGACACTCATACTTATAATGACCCTGATTCGTTTGATGAATTCCGGGTCAATAAGGGTACCAGTGATGTCTTTGGAACAACTCTTGAAAAGATATTCACTATAATCGATGAAGGTGGTTCTGGAACAGACCATCTGTATTCTCTGACAGATACCTTCCAACGCGGGGGTGATAGCGGGTATAACACTGGATTGGCATTCGTGAAATCCCCCGGCGCGGGTCAAAGCTATACTCAAGCCGTCGGTAATTCCCTTTATTTCGCAGATGGTATCGACCAGAAGAAGTGGTTACAGTCCTTATTTGTCCGGACATCGGCTGGGAATAACACATTCCTACAGGGTTCCGACGGGCTGGCGGGTACCTATCCCTTTGGAACGTATTTGTTGGACCCGGCAAACGGAAATATTCAACAGTTTATCGGCATCTCTATCGGAAGTGTGACTGATGTTAGTGTTTCCGACAATGTATTGACGTTGACTGTCTCTTTAACAGATGATACCCGAGATTATCCGGTAGGAACTTCTTTTCAGTTGTGGGGTTTGACTACGGAAACGTGGCTCAACGGGGCAACGATTACTCTCACCCAAAAATATGACCATACTCTTTTAGGGCGAAAGTTTGTTTCAGACGTTGAATTTCCCAATGTAAGTAGTGCCGAAGCCGGACCCGCTTATATTATACAAACTGGAACGACAGGAGATGGAAGTACGCCCTATATCGCAGAGACCGGGGCGAGCGTGCCTACATACGGAACGACTGTTCCTGCGCCGGGTAATGATTTTATGGGTAGTTTGACCCTCGACGGGAATACTCTGTGGATTAACCGGGGTTCCAATGTAGAGAATTGGGGAATCAAGGCCCCGACGGAAGCACCGTCATTTACGGCATCAGGTAGTGCGGTCTCGTGGCAAAAGGATACTTACTATTCCCCTGCTTCAGTTTTCATCGATCCTACGTTCGGAAATTTGTGGCAGATTACGACCCCCGGATTAACCGGATCGGTTATGCCGACGTGGACAACTAGTCCAACCCCGCAACAGAAGGTTGTGATTTCGTCTGTTTATAGTGATGGTACTAACATCTATTTCCAAACAGATACCCAATCTCCCGCTCTCGTGGCTGGAGATACTGTTGTGCTGGCTAATTTGTGTACCTTCGCCCCCGGTCAGGGTAGCTTTCCGAATCTTACAGGTCTTCAGTTTACTGTCAGTGCGACGGGATTGACGACTACTGCATTTCAAGCTCCTTATACGGCAACTGTAATTGGTTCGATTACGAACCCGGTTGCGGAATACGGTCAAGCAATTAAAGTAGCAGGAACGAATCCTCCATCTACTGTTTCTGAATCGTCTCATGGTGGATCAGCGATTTGGACTTGCGTACAACTAGCGGCTTCGTTGACTTGGGCAGCGCACACCCACTATAACGTGGGAGATTTTATCGTCTCTCCGTCCAAGTATTTGTTTCAACTCGGACCAAAGATTCAACCTTTTGTGAATAGTTCTTTGGACCTTTATGCGTTCACCGAACCGAATTCTCAACAGGAAGGAATTTATCAGGGCGCGGTTCCCTTCTTCAATGCAGCAGACCCGGCTATTGTCGGGAGTGATGTGACGTGGGGCGCTGGATCATTTGCTAGTCCCCTACACATTACTCTGGATGGACTTTGGTTACAAAAAACATTACCACCGGGAAGCGGGGATGATTCAACTGATTATGGCATGCTTCCGGTAAATGGGGCGGGTGAACCGGGTACAATCACGCCGATTGATACCGGGGTTATCAACAATAATTGGGATGGTTCAATCCAGACGTACATTTTTATCCCGCGTCCGGGTACTTACACCTTCACGATGCAGCACAACGATGGAGCTTTCTTTACCTTCGATTCTGTGGGCATTGATCCCGGAACTGTCGTACCGGGTGCCTATAAAGTTAGTGGGAACACAAACGGAGTCACTCAGACTATTTCCCCGAAGAACGGCTTTGGCCGACCAGCGGGCGTGGATATGTGCGGAACGAATCGTTCGGGTAACACCGGTCCGGGTCCATTTAGCGAAACCGCAGCTTTTCCGGCGGACTCAGCGACTTGGCATTTTCCGCAGGCCGGTAATTACGCGGTTGAGATTTCGTATGCGAAGTGGCATCATTCCGGTGGATATTTTATTTTCATGTGCCCCGGTTCGGGGTCTGCGCCATCGCAAACTTTGGCGGTAGGGCGCGACGAGAGTGGTACTTCTGCACCCGTGTGGCCTGCTTTTACTAAAGTTGGTGCTACCTATGATACAGTGAATGAGGTCATCGTATGGGGCGGGCGTGTCGTAGAAATCCAGACTGCGGGTCAACAATATCTGTGGAACAATATCGGTCCCGTGAGTGATTTTGTATGGAGTGACGACACGACGTACACACTCCCCGGTACTGAGATTATCGATACAAACAGCAACCAAGAAGCTGCATATGAAACAGGTGCTACCGGAACAAATCCTCCGACGTGGACAAATACAGCCATCGGCTCCATACTTGCGGACCCGAATCCTCCCCTTCAATGGATTAACGAGGGTTCTGTACCTCAGAGTGCGCCGACGGGGTCTTCGATCACTGCGACTAGTCAACAGGGATGGTTGTATTGGATTGCTTTAGTAAACACTCTCGATAATACGGTGTCGAACGTAGGTCCGGTTAGCGCGGCAACAGGTCCAATCGTAAAAGGTCAAGTTGCTTTCGGACCCGGTTCAGGTTTGAATCCATCGACTATTGATCCACAGGCCGACTATGTTGCCATTTTCCGCTCGGCAGACGGGTTTACAACCCCGCTGTTGATTCCGGGATTTGTCAATTCTCCGTATACCGTTCCGCTTACGCAGTACTTGCGTTATGGATACGTGGATACAACCCCGGACACTGAACTCAATAATTTGGTGGAAGGTGCAGAAGCGGGGGAAAATACTCCCCCGGCGGCGGGTGCAATCAATCTGACGTTCCATCTCAATCGCATCTGGTACAGCATTGGAAACCAAGTGTTTTACACCACCGGGCCTTTAGCCCCGGTTGGGAATGGTACAGATGGAACAGCGCCGGGGAATTTCGCGTCATGTCCTTCACAAGTGAAGCGTCTCGTTCCGGTAGCTATCGGAATGTTGGTTTTTACTGTGAGTGATGTGTACATCATACCCGGCAACGGGACTACGTCGAGTCCGATTTTACCTGCGATTCCATATCTTACTGGAGTGGGACTCGGGAGCTATAATGCGCTCGATGTGAATGGGGGTCTCATTGGATTCTTTACGACAGACAAACAGTTTGTCATATTCGATCCTAGCGCGGGCTTGAGTTATGTCGGTTTCAATATCGGCGATCAATTCCGTCAAAATACCGGACAACCCGGTACTTCGTGGGTGTCAGGAGCGGTTTATGTGGCGTGGTATGTGAATGGTGAAGATGCGGCATGGTATGTTGCGGACGGAACTAATGGATGGTATAAACTTATCCAAACCCCAGCCCCGGAACAAGGTAGTGTTGCATGGAGTCCGTTCGCGACCGTAGTAAACGGTGCGGGTGCAATCAAGAGCGTAGAAACCAGTCCCGGTATCCATAATCTTTTGCTTGGACAGGTGAGTGCGTCGAGTATGATTCTGGCTCGCAGCATTACAGCTACGACTGACGGGGGTTCAACCGATTCTAATGGTAGTACCTATGCAGCGTATGCTGTGATCGGTTCTATTGTTTTGGCTCAACCCGGTCAGATTGCGAAGATTGCGTTTATTACGACAGAGAGCGTGAACGTAGGTTCTCCTCTCATCCTTGGTGTTATCACGGATGAAGCTTTGCCGTACTATACCGGAAGTTTTGATATCCTGAAACATTGGGTGACAGACCCTCCGAATCTTCCGCCTAGTTCTTCTATTCTTGCCCAGAGATTTTACATGGCCGAGAACGAGGACTTGCTCGCATACTGCCGACATCTTCAGATTTCAGTTCAATGGCCTGCGGAAGCAGCCCAGAATGAATTGCAAACCTTGACCATTTTCGGCGCTTACGAGGTAGAACAGTAAGGAGTGGCATGCCGCCATTACAGCAATCACTTCGGAGTTCTAGCCCTAAAGGTTTTTCGGAAGTTGAAAATCCTCCATCTCCAACCCCGGTAATGTCTATGCAGGGGTTGGGGACTGGGACTAATCCCTACCGGAGATGTCCGCTTCCGCCTTTTTCAGCGACAGTGGATACGCTTCGGCAATTTGATGAAAGCGGAAAAATTCCGACCCGTCGAGTCATTCCACTCCCGGTACAACAAGCGGGAACTGGAACGTCTTCCACGACAACGAATACGACGGTAATTCAACAAAGTAGTTCTAGCTCGGGTACGGCAACCCTAGTGTCGGCTTCGGCTACATTGGCGGTTCCGACTCTCGCCCCCGGTCAGGCGTATACAGGTGTTGTTACGTTGGCAAAATCGTTTCAACTGTTACAAATATCAGCAACGAGTCCAGTCGAGATTCGGATGTATGGTACGGCGCTTTCCCAAAGTATTGATAGCCCGCGAGCATCAGATACCGCAGTTCCTTTTGAGGTCAGCGCGGGCGTAATCGTGGATGTTATTTTTGATACGGCTCCATACAACTGGGCCTTTCAAAACATTCTCGGGGCAAATGCAGATTCTCCCCAATCCACGACTGTATACATCACAGTAGTTAACCCATCTACGAGTACTGGGGTGGGAACTACTCTGGTGACCTTCCAATTTTTGCCTTTGGAGACATGATGAATCGTCAAACCTACCCGGCTTCCCAATCTCCCCTGACGGGTGATATTTCAGGACCAGCGGGCGCATCACAAGTCACAGTCACGGGAATCCAGAATACCCACGTAGAATCGACGCCTCCCGAGGACGGTCAAATTTTAGTATATGTTGGTGCAGATTCTCAAATCGAGTGGGCTGCGGGCGAAGCGATTTACGTGAATGGTCGTCCCACCGGCTCAGGTGCGACTAAGCAAATATTTATCAATGGAATTTCCGACGCGGCTTCCGTTTGGGGTGTCGAGATAAACGGAACCAGCGATGGGGGATAAAATGACAGCTAGAAAAACCCACTGTAATCAAGGTCATGAACTTTCACCTGAAAACATATACGGGGTGGGACGTGGGCGTCAATGTAAAATTTGTAAGAAAGAATGGAATCGAAAATACGCGAAGACATACATTAATCCTGCGGCACTATCAGACCCCGAATATTATAAAAAACGTTCCCTTAGGGCACGTCATAAGGTAACCATAAGTGAGTTGAATGCTAGGATTACCGAACAGAACGGATTGTGTCTTTTGTGCAATAAGCCTTTGGCTTTATTGGTAACGACACGAACGTTAGGTTTCGCAGATGCCCCTGTTATCGACCATGACCATCGATGTTGTTCTGGTCGGAAAAGTTGTGGGAAATGTATTCGCGGAATACTTCACCGAAAGTGTAATGCAGGATTAGGGTTGTTTCGAGATGACCCTGTTGCTCTTCGTTTAGCAGCAGAATATTTGGAGACGTATGGCATCAAACTTTAATGATTCGGTACCCGCAGCAGCAGCGGGTGGGATTAATGTCAAGTTCCTGAGCGACGGCGCAGGTAATGATTCGGCGTATGTTCCAGCATCCGCCATCCAATTGACGGCCAATGATGTGGATTTAACCGCACAAGATACAAGCATTTCGGCCACGAATTTGGTTGCGAGCCCCGTAGCCGGGATTTACCGTATTTCAGTTTATATCATTGTGACTACCGCAGATTTGGTATCCTCGACTTTACCTTCTGTTCAGATTACGTGGACGGATGATAACAACAGTGTTGCACAATCGGTGACGATTACGCCTACTAATGCCGGGAATACTACGACAACTTATCAGCAGGCGATAGCGGTCATTAACGCTGCTGCTTCTTCTATTCAGTATGCAACCTCGGGATATGCTTCAGGCACGCCCCTCGCCATGAAATATGCATTAAGCATTCGGATTGAAGCGCTCTAGGAGGTCTATGCTGAAGATTCGGAAATTTGAAGAAGATGATATTCTCCCGTTACAATCGGCGATTGACGCGGATACATTTCATCCGGGGGAATGGAGTATAGAGCATTTTACCGGGGACTCTACTCCGAAAGAAGTACAGGTCATTGAAGACCAAAAAGGTCCGATCTCTTTTGTTCGGTATACGAAAACCCTGCGTATCTCATGTGTATGGGCAGATGGTACCGACAAATCTCGTAATGCGCGTGCGATTATTCAAGGCTTGCGTGATGCGGTAGAAAAGGCGAGAGCAAGCGGTTTTACTGAAGTGATTATCAAAACGAGTTACCCGGAACTGGCGAATTTTTTTGTCAAAGTAATGAAGATGAAACACTCCGGGGATGAATATCTCTTGGCGTTATAAAAGGAATCCCATGTGTGGTCCGAGTTCAGCCCTCAAGGCTATTAATCAACAGGTCCAGCAGTTTTCTAAGCAGGTGACCTCCGAGGCAGGTACGGTGTTTGCTGGCTCGAATTCAGTGTTCAATAACATCATGAATTCTATGCAGACTATCGTAAGTGGTGGACCCAGCCAAGCTGGGTTTAGTCAAGCTGAATTGAATGCTCGACAGGCATCCGCCGAACAGGCGGGAGCAACCGAAGCGCGAAATCTTAAGGGAGCGGCGGCATCGGGCGCGGCTGCGATTGGTGGCGGAAACACCGTCACACCTGCGGGTAGCACGCAAGCGACGGTCATGTCGGCGGAACAAAAAGCCGCAGCGGATACTGCCGCTGCGCAAAATGAAATTCAACAAGAGAATTATGCCACCGGACGACAGAATTTCTTCCAAGCGGCGGGCGCGGAAGAACAAGCACCGAATGTTTTTAACGCATCCAACGCGGCGAATAAAAACGCAACGGATTCTTTGCAAAATGCAGAGACTTCACAGCAAAATATAGATACACAAGACAATTGGTGGAAGACCGATATAATGAAACTCGGGATGGGCGCAGCCGGAGCCTTTACTGGTGGCTTTGCGGGTCAAGTCGGAAAAGATTTAGGTAATAACGTAGTTAGTTAAGGACACAATGACTGATTTAATGCAACCAACGACACCCTCGACTACTGTAGCAAATCCCCCGGTAACAACACCTCCGGCGGCTCCTACAACTCCGACGACTACTCCGCAAATACCCCCGGCAGGACCCTCCGGAAATTCGCCGATGCCGACGTTGCCCCAGACTCCGTCAACGACGCCTACACTTGCGCCACAAGCGACACCTCCCTCGTTACATGCCCGTCTCTTTGATGGCATTCTCAAAACTATGTCGGGTGGCCCGGTGATGGTGACCGATCCGGTAACTGGACAACGCCGTCAAGTCCCGCAGAGCAGAAGCTCAATGGGCAAGGCAATTGTTGCAGCCGCCCTCTCGGGAATGCTTGTCCCGAATTCCTACCGGGAGACTCCTTACGGGCCAACGAACGATTATTCGGCAACGGGCGCAAATGCCGCGCAAGCAGGAAAGAACGTCATTCAAAACCGGAATGCTGCCGCGCAGAAACAGATTGACGATATGCAGACTCGGAAGCTGATGACGATTCAGAACAACGCGAAACTGGTACAGTTGCAGGCTGCGTCTGCTCATACTCAGCATGAAATGTTGACTGAACAGAACGAAAACGCCCAAATCTTTAAGTCAGCTTTTGATGAATACGAAAAGACTAGAACATCAGACCCGAATGCGCCGAAAGCATTTTTGCAACAAGGACTTTCCGCAGATGAAGTAACTGCCCCGAATAGCGGTCATAAGTTGACTGACTCAAACGTCATTATGGATGGTACGAAACTGGTTTTTAATTCACAAACTCAACAGGAAGAAGAAGAGCCGACTTACGCTATTCTCAATCCTGATTTGAAAAATATTCAACTTCCAAAAGAGGTTGCCGATAAACTAGCCGAGGTGAACAGTCAATTTAAGGACATTCATGCAGCAACAGGTGGTAATGTTCGGCTCCCCGTCAACGCGTATGTCAGTGCAATGCATGATTACCAAGCGGTGACGTTTGGTGAGAATCTTTTGAATACTCTGGGTAAGGAAATTCTTGGGGATAAAGCAAAAGATGTGAATCTTGCTCCCGTGATTCGTAAGAATCGAAATCTCATGTCTACCTTGTACTCGTTGACTCAATCAGTGGGCGCGGGTAACACGGTGGATAATAGACCGGATAATATTCTTGATACTTTGTTGCATGCTCCAAACGGCGGGGATTTGCTCAATCTGATTGGCATGACTCCCGAGGACGCTCAGGACTACATCGAGGGCAAGAAGACGGAACGTCTCGAAGCGGAATCGAAAGCTAAGGCGGAAGGATTGTTCGCGGGTGCGGGTGCTAAGAATTTGGCAGCGGCAAATGCTATCTTGGCTAATCCGAATTCTACCCCGGAACAGATTTCAGAAGCTCAAAAGGTTGTTGACTTGAACGAGCAGGAGAATAAAACTAAGGCGAGTGACAGCGCGAATGCCCGTATTGTTGCGGAAACTGACGAACCCGCCATCGAGCAACAGGCAAAGAACATTGTTGACGGTGATATTACTAAGTTGAAAGATATCACGTCGTATCGTGGCGCACAGAAAACGGTCATGGCGAACGCTATCGCTAAAGAAGCGCAATCCCGGGGGTTGGACCCAGCGGATTTCAGCCCATCAGCCCTTGAAACTAAGGCGAATATGTACGAGGATTATAGCGGGAATAAGAAGGGCTCCACGGGTCAGAATATAGTGACCTTTGATACCTTCCTTGGTCACGTTGATGATGCTCTGGATGCAACTGACAGTATGCGGAAAAAGTTGATTGCGGGTTCCCCGAGTCCGATTATCAACCGTTCTATGAACTGGATTATGAATAATGCGAAGAACGATACGGACTTTGCTCAATTCCAGACCGCGTTAGAGCCCGTTCGGAAAGAGTTCAATTCTTTCTTGAATGCTAATCGTGCCGAACACGAGAGCGATATCGAGATGATGAAGACGGTAACTAGTGATGATTCATCCCCGGCGAAGATTGAAGCAACTCTAAAACAATTGGCTAAGAGTGCTGACATTCGACTGGCTGCAATGGGTCGAAAGTATCTTGGGACGATGGGTACAACTTATCCGAATCTAGTTAGTGACAAGGGCAAGGCGGCTTTACAACGTCTCGGAGTTGCTTCTCAATCCATTCCGTTATCAATAGCTCTTCCGAGGGGTAATGGACAACCGTTGACTGATCCGGCAATCGCGAAACAATTTGTTACTGTTGCTGGCGGTAACAATCAACTCGCCCAGAAGATAGCAAAAACTAACGGTTGGACGTTTTAAGGAGAATCATGGGAAACATTTTTGACCAAGTTAATCCACCGAAGCAATCTGTTTCCATTCCAACCCCGGTAACCAACGGGACGACCGACCAACCTAATGTAGGCGGAATACCCGTGACTTTAGGCGGTGGGGCGACTTCGTCGGATTTGACGAAGGCAACGTCTGCTCCTGATATTTTTTCTCAGGTCAATCCCACTAATAGTGCGACTCCACCACCTTCGGTTCCGGCAGGAACCCAGAAATCTTTGTCTGACCGTGTAACAGAGGATATAGGGTCGGGGATTCCTGAAAGCGCGCTTGGCGCGCTTGTAGCTGGTCGAAAATATCTGAGTGAACCCCTAGAAGAATTTGAAAACGCGATTGTTGAGAAAGGTAAAGAAGTGGGTCGAGCACCCGCTGAAATGTTGACGGCTGTTCAAAATTTTGATGCGTATATGCCTACAGCATATGGTCTAAAACCATCTCTACAAAATCTTGAAGAAGCTGCAAAAGAACAGCATCCTATTCTGTCCGGGGTTGGCGAGAAGACAGGACAAATCGTGGCTAGTTTGATGACGCCGACGAATTTGGCTATTATTGCGGCAATGCCTGAAGCTGAGGCAAAGCCGATATTCAATCTTTTGTTAAGTTCAGCTTTCACCGCCCAGATGACGGTCGCGGCAAAAAAAGAATTGACCAATTTATACGCCAATTGGGGTAATATGACCCCTCAGGAGCATGCGTCGGCAATCACTGGTGCTGGATTGCAATCTTTGTTGACACTTGCAGCAATTACACATACTGTCAGTAAAGTACATGATACTATTGTTCGTAAGTCTCCAACACAAGATTTAGAAACCCCGGCACCTACACTAGAGAAAAAGAAAGATGAACGCACGCTTTTGCGTCCGACTACCCAAAAGACGGCGGGTGTGACTGCCCCGATTTCGGCACTTCAACAAGAAGAAGCTCCGCTCGCGGCCAAGGTTGCGAATAAGTTTACCACCCCCGGCGCGGCGGAAAAATTCCAAAAAGAGCAGGTAACCCCTGCGGCTACCCGCCAGATGGTTAGTTCGCTCGGTCAGACAGCAGAAGATAAAATCAATGCTCACAATGCTCTTATTTTGGGTGAAACTGCTCCCGAAGCTATCTCGGGCACTCAGACTCCGTCTAAATTCCAGACAATTGATGATATTGCATCGACAGCGAAATCAACATCTGAAAAGACATACCAGCACGCCGACCAGATTTCCAACCGGGAAGTGTCTGCGTGGGAGAAAGAACGGGACGAGGCTCTTCGTACTCAACAGGCGGGGATCGACCATTATAACGATCTCGTCAATGAACACAATGCGACTCTGACTCCGGGAGAGACTCCACTCGAACCACAGGAATTCAATCCTGATGAAGTAGATATTCCTGAGAAGCCGAAAACTTATAGTGATTTGAAGGCTGATCTCGACCGGGCTCGTGCCGCAGGTGTGAGTTCGGATGCAGCCGCCCGCGAACAGGCTTATAAGACTGACATTCCTAAGGCCCAAAAAGCCCTTGACGGGTGGTTTAAACAACACAGTGATGAGATTTCTCCGGCTGAATATGACTCCGCACGACAGTTACGCGCTGATGCCGAGAAGTATCAGGATATAGCCAACGGGCTGCGTTCAGCAATGAACAAGAATTCGGTCACCGGCAATACAATGCGTGGACTTGAAGCGGCGATTGACAACAAAGCTATTCGTCGCGGTCAGGCCCCGGGTGCATTCCAGAAACTTCTTGGCCCGGAGGGATATCAGAATTGGCAGACAGTATCGAAACTTTTTGACCCGTTGGGTGGTGGGTTTTCTGACATTCGTTCCGTTGGTGCATATGCTGCGGAATATGTAGCGGCTCATCTTCTCGGACCTCTCGGCGTTGCCGGGAAGTTTGCTACCGAATTACTCATGAATAAAATCATGTTCAATCCGGCATGGGGAGAATGGTTTTCGCGTACTGCGAATTATTTGAAAAATTTGTTGACAAGGGAGAAAGACCCGTCCACTGCGATGGGTACTTCTATCTCTTTGCCTAATAGTTTTGTCGAACGTTTTAAGGATTTGTGGAAGAGTGATCGGGGAGAACTCGGCCCCCCGGGTACTGTTCCTTTGCCATCAGACGAGCGTACAGTTGCGCAGAGTGCTGATGCTTTTAATCAATCACAAGGACGTGATGCGGTTAAGCCAGTTACACCCGAAGTCCATCCTCGTGCACAGGAAATTGCAGATGCGTTTGACAAGATGAAACATGATCCAACCAGTCTCGAAGTTCAGAAGACTTATGGCGCATTGAAACAGGGGATTGACGAACAGTGGGATCACGCGGTCGCAGATGGTTTCAAATTTGAGCCGTGGACGAAAGAAGGTCAACCCTACGCGAACTCGAAAGAAATGAAGGCAGATGTTGATAATAACAAGCATCTGTATTTCTTTCCGGGTGTTGATATGGATGCGAATCACCCAATGGCTGATGTCGATCCTAAAACCGGGCTGACTTACAACGAGAAATTTCGTGCGATTCATGACTTGTATGGTCACGCAGCATCGGGATATGAATTTGGCCCGAAGGGTGAAGAAGCCGCGTATAGAACACATGCTCAAATGTTTCCGCAGGAAGCGATCCCGGCTTTGACTTCCGAAACTAGGGGTCAAAATAACTGGGTGAATTTTGGTCCGCATATGCGAAATGCTGCGGGTAATTTACTCGTAAAAGGAGATGAAGGGTATTTATCCCCTAATGCGCGGCCTTATGCCGAACAAAAGGCGGGCATCCTTCCTCAGCAATTTCAAGCAGGAAGCCCAGAAACCCTACAACTTCATAATTGGTCAAACCAGTCTGACCTGACTGAG